CTTGATTGCCCTGATATCCTTGATTACCTTGGAATCCCTGATTGCCCTGAGCACCTTGTGCGCCCTGATATCCTTGATTGCCTTGGTAGCCTTGATTACCCTGTGCGCCTTGCGCACCTTGGAATCCTTGATTGCCCTGATTGCCCTGATATCCTTGATTACCTTGATAGCCTTGTCGTCCTTGGGCTCCTTGATATCCTTGGAATCCTTGTGATCCAGTTGCGCCTTGATAGCCTTGTTGTCCTTGGGCTCCTTGATATCCTTGGAATCCTTGAGCGCCTTGATATCCATAACCAATGGCAATGCCATTTCTATAAATATCTCCATCAACATACAATGCTCCACCGATACCAACGCCGCCGGCAACAGTCAATGCACCAGTAGTAGTTGATGTAGACGCTGTAGTATTTGAAGTACTAATAATATCATCAGTAGTGACTAGAGTTGTAGTAATCGTAGTGTATTGGATTGTTAACTTATTGGCAGTAATATTACCACCTACATACAAATCACCACCAACACCAACACCGCCAGCAACAGTTAATGCACCTGTAATTGTACTGGTAGCAGAAGTTGTTCCGGATACTGCCAATCGAGTAGAACTTAGTTTATTATCTGTAGTATCATAGGCCAGTGTGGAATCACTATCAATTGGAGAATAATTGCCAGTTAATTCAGTTAAACCTACATAATAAGTAGTACCTGCTGTAACTGCATTTATAAATACTTTATCTGAATTTCCACTAGTTAACAATCCTAGTGTATCAGTAGTTATTACTTGCGAATTGTTGGAGTATATATTTCCACCAACGTATAATGCTTCACCGATACCAGCCCCGCCGGCAACAATTAATGCACCAGTTGTAGTTGATGTGGCTGATGTGGTGTTTGTAATATTAACTGCTTGGTCGGTGGTTCCTGTAAAGCTACCCATAGAGCCGGTATAACCAACACTACCATAATATCCGATTGGGCCACGTGATCCAGTGTACCCAACGCTACCATAATATCCAATTGAGCCAGTGTACCCAACGCTACCATAATATCCAATTGAGCCACTTGATCCAGTATAACCAGTACTGCCAGTATACCCTTTTGGACCTACAATATTTCCTACATCGGTAAATCCATTGACTGAACCACCAGCAACTGAACTAGTATATACCCATAAATGTCCATTAGCGGCAACAATGTAACCATCGCCCATTACACTGTTAGAAATTGCTTGCAAATCTGCAGATGTGCTCAAAGTTCCGATAATATTTAGACCGGTGCCGGCTGATCCTGTATAACCCACACTGCCTGTATAACCCACACTGCCTGTAAAACCTTTTATTCCGCTAGATCCAGTATACCCCACTGATCCAGTATACCCTACTGATCCAGTATACCCTACTGATCCAGTATACCCTACTGATCCAGTATACCCCACTGATCCAGTATACCCCACTGATCCGGTATAACCAATACTACCGGTATAACCGATACTACCGGTATAACCAATAGGACCTATTGGTCCTAGTATGCTACCAATGTCAATAAATCCCTGTACACTACCATCTGCATTGGTATTTGTATATATCCATAGATGACCAGTATCAGTTGCAATATAACCATCACCTAATGTTTTACCCGTAGTGGGTAAACTAGCAGATGTGTCTACTGATCCCTTGATACTAATTGAATTACCATCGGCGCCTTTTGAGCCGGTAAATCCAACACCGCGACTACCTGTAAAACCTACACTACCTGTATATCCTAAACTTCCAGTGAATCCAGTTCTTCCTTGTGCGCCCTGATCACCTTTGGTGCCTAATAGACTCTTGGCAGCAGCTACAGTTAATATTTGTTCAATGCCTGAATCTTTGACAATGAACTGTGTTTCGCCTTGGGTAGGTTTAGTTAATGCTGGTAGTACGGTTAAGTCTTGTCTTGCGGCCATTTTTAGGTACCTATATTTGTAGTGCTAGTGTATTTATTATTTTACTGATTTTTGCTAGCACGAATACACAACTGACTACTGTCCCGGTCTGTCTGTTATCGAGTCTTTACCTAGCATCAGATATTTATCTAGCATATTGTTCTCAAGATGCTGTACAATTAACCTATCTACTTCAAAGTTGATTTGCTTGAAATCAAACCCACTGAGTCGAATTTTGCTGACTATCCTATTACCCTGTCCCGGAAGTGCATAACATATTGGTAATATATGTAGATAACCCGGGGGTTTATAACTTGATGCCTGTGCAGTACGCATAAATTTAGGATTTTGGTATTCGTCTACACTGATAATCTTATTATCAGCATTGACCAATGATTGCAATCTCTTTCGCATATTGGCAATACTAGCAGGATAGTAGATTTTACCATTGGCAGTTATTGCAGCATCAACACTTGCACCTGAAGAATTGGACAATGTATCAATAATATCCACATAAACTACTTCGTATATTATCTTACCGTGAATATCTTTAGCCACTGCAACTTTAACATCGCCAAAATTAAATTTTCTACGATAAAAGTTTTCAGTTAGTGCTGGCACATAGTATCGTAGATTTAATTGTTCAATACCAAATTCTACAATCATTCGTGGCGTGTGCTGTATACCAAAGTTAGGATCATAGTATCTATAAATTAAATCAGCAGCAAAAGTAAATTCATTGTTGATGAAATTTTGATATGCTGACTTGGCTGCTCTTGACATCATGGGCTGGACATATATTTCCGTATATGTAGTAGCAGTAGTTTGTGTCACTATGAGATTGAATGTTTGGCTTACTGCACCAAAATTATAGACGTCGCTAGCTTCAACATCAAACGTATAGGTGCCAGCTGTGCCTGTATTGGCTCTACCTTGTATGTTGCCAGCACGATTTATTTCTAGACCCCGGGGTAACTGTCCCTGTGCCAGTCGGTATTTTACAGTATAATCACTATTAATCTGACGAGCCACTACTGAAATTTCACTAATTGTTCCAACTTCTATGCTGCCTAAATTATTGCTACTAACCCATTCTAAATTGCTATCCACCTGTCCTTTTACAGTGAGAGTAAATGTATTAACAGCAGCGATAAAATCCTGCGTACTAGAAGACTTGGTAGCCTTTACAGTTAAATTGTATGTATTTGAATATGAAGCTTGATATGGAATAAATCCTGTGATATAGCCAGTATTGGTATCTAGCAATAATCCAGGTGGTAGATTATTAAGTATACCCATACCAGGAATCAATTGGTAAGTTACAGGTCCCAATAACGGTTCTGGATCATAAACAGTTACTGGTATAGATTGATTGTCGTCGGAATTAACAGTGCCCAAATCAGTGCCATTTAGGAATTGCAAATTCTGTAATGGACTTGAATTAACTGTACCCGGTACAGTTAAATCTAAATAGCTCGAAGTTGACCCTAATATTAAAACTGTAGAATCTGCTCTAAAAACATTTGGGCTTACTACAGAAATATTAAATGTCTGTGTGGAACTTGCAACACTATTGCTGGCTAAAATTGTAAAATTATAAGATTTAACTTTGCCATCATTGACATTTGTGGCAAATATTCCAGATAATGTTCCATCTACTAATGTTATGCCTTCAGGCAATCCGTGACTTCCTGGTGCTACGGAATATGTAATAGGATAATCTGCAGGTGAAACTGCTGGTGCATGTGCCAGCAATTCAATCTTGATCCACTCGTTTTCTAAATAATATCCTTGTACAGTAGTTCCTTCTTTGATAAATCCTGGTATTGGTGGCCACACAGGCGCTGCTGAACCAAGTACAATTATCTGAAATGTTCTATCAGTATTGATACCAGTCTGCGTGTCTGCTGCCCGCACCACAAATACACTATCTATAGTTTTTACATCGGGCACTGTGGTTCCGGCAATCGTGCCTCCACTGGTAAGAGTTATACCATTGGGCAAGGCGCCAGCAATGATACTATAGACTGTGTTGTTGCCCGTGGCAGATACAGAAGTAGCAACAGCAACTTCACCTGTTACAGTGGCCAGTGTACCTGCAGGTGTGATCCATTGTGGTATGGTCATCTTAGGTTTTCATTATGTAGCAAAGCGCATAGTAGGGTGGCAAGTTTGCATTGGTGCCGCTGCTGCCAGTGGTACTGATTGTTCCTGTTGGAGTACCGGCGGAAGCTGCTCCTGTGGTTCCTGGGTTGGCACCAGTTCCGCCACCCCCTGATGTTCCATACGGGCCAAGAGAAGTGTTATAACTATGCGTGTGTGCCGGTAGTGCATTACCTGTGAATGTGTGAGAGTGGCTGACTACAATTGCATCTGCACTGCCACCAGTTGCATTAACTGTGTATGTATCTCCCGCACCAACAACAAATCTATTTCTCAAATCCGGTGTACTATTTTGTCCATTGCATATTACATATCCAGTAGGTATAGCATTTGACGCACCAGACCACATCATGATAACACCTTTAGGCACTAAAAATCCTTCTGCAGTTCCTAAGCGAGTGGCCAAATTAGTTACCGTAGAGGTTAATGTATTCAGTGCAGTAGATATATTGGTTACAGTGGTGGTTAATGTATTCAGTGCAGTAGATATATTGGTTACAGTGGTGGTTAATGTATTCAGTGCAGTAGTTAGATTGGTTACCGTAGAAGTTAATGTATTCAATGCAATAGATATATTGGTTACAGTATTTGTTAAAGTAGTAGCCGCAGTTTTTATATTATCCACACGGGTAGTTAGATTAGTTACAGTGGTGGTTAATGTATTAACAATTGTAACTAATCCCAGAGCTGTTGAATTAAGATTTGAGTTGGCTGTGCTCAATCCAGTGGATATAGTGTCCTCCAAATAAGAAACTCTATTAGTTAATGTATTAACCCTGGTTTCTACAACACCCACTCTAGTGGTCAATGTTGCTGTGCTGAGATATAGCAAATTAGCCAGCACATTCATTGTAGTGGTTGAAATGTAACTAGTGGTATTAAGATTACCAATGAATTCTTGTACTCGTTGTTCAATGATACCGGTTACGCCGTTGAAATATAGCTCGTTAAAGTTATCGTTAACTTTGACAAACGCATCACGGATGCTATCGCCAGTGCCGCTGTTGGCACCTTCGCCGACATTAATTAGTTTTTGGGTCATGGATTTCCTCTATAACATAGTTTATAGAGTATTTATCGAAACCCGCCCAGAGAATTAATGCAGTATTCTATTGCCTATCTGGTGTAAATCATCAATGCCAAACATTTCTAGAATCATTTTGACCTCTTCCGGGGGGTCTTTCATTAGGTGTTCGGGAATTAGCATAGATTTTAAGTTACCATCTGGACCAATGATAAAAGAAAAATCATCACGATCTAACTCATTATCTTCTTCGTATTCTTCTATTTCTACGATATTTTCTAGTGCATTGTTAGACATTTACATTTTCCAATATGTTGGTGACAGTTTTTTTCACATAGGTATTTATCGATGTTAAATATATACACATTATTCTAAAGGAAATAAAATGTTCAAAAAAATCAAAGAATTCTTTGTAGGCAAGCCAGCTACTGCGGCACAGCCTCAATTAGTTTCTGCCCCATATAAGCTGCCTGAGCCGCCTGCTGTTACAATAATTCCACTTGTGCCCACAGTTTTACCAGAAGTCAAAGCAGAACCAGTTGCCGCCGAAATTGCAACGCCTGTTAAAAAACCTCGCAAACCACGCACTCCTAAAACAGTGGTTGCAGAGAAACCTGTTAAGACAGTTAAAGAAAAAGCCCCAGCAAAAGCCCGGGCTCCCAAGACTGCTCCTAAACTAACAGTAGTTAAATCTTCTAAATCAAAGAAGGTTTGATTCTTTGGCAAGCCCCTTAACTGGGGCTTCTTATAACTAAATAAAAGTGCCGATCGCGTCCTGGCAGGGACCATCAGCTCTAACAGTTTATAAGGAACTATCAGCTATGTATTTACAAAACAAGTATACCCGATGGTATAATTCTATCATTTCTTCTGCCCAGAATAGAAATATAGAAGGCTATACTGAGCGTCATCATATTATTCCAAAAAGTCTGGGCGGATCTAATAAAAAATTTAATATAGTTGCTCTTACCGCTAGAGAACATTTTATATGCCACTGGCTATTAACTAAAATGACAGAAGGCCAACATAAGATGAAAATGTGTATGGCACTTGTTATGATGAGGTCTAGTCATAAAAATCACCAAAGATATAATACACCGTTAACATCCAGAGTTTATGCCACGATTAAATCTCAGGCAGTAGAAGGGTTTCGTGCCGGTACTAATAAATTGGTAAAAGAGGGCAAACATAATTTCCAAAAAATAGATCAACACGGACAGAAGCATTGGATGTTTGATCATACAATATATAACTGGTATAACAAAAAAACAGGAATAACTCTCAGTGCTACTAGATACGATCTAATAAAAACGTACGATCTAAATCAAGGTAATATATGTGAATTATTAAAAGGCAGATATAAATCTGTAAAAGGATGGATGCTACAACAGTCCTAATTGTTGGGCTTGTTCTGCCAAAGCAAAACTGGCTAAATTTTTACCTTTAGCTTCTACCATAATATCGTGTGTGTTGAGAAAACTTAATGCCCATTCGTTAACACTACTATTCCACATAAAATCTGAATGAGCTCTCATCTTCTGTTTTTTATATCCGGTTTCTAACAACAATTTGTAATCTGGCATTACATCAGTGTCATGATCCACGAGGTAATCTTCACGGCTGACACTATAGTGCATAGTAGGCCGGACACCACGCCAAGACTGAACCACGCGATCAACACGGCTGTCCAAGGGTGAGATGTAATCTCCTGTTTTGATCCAATGGTGATGCACATCCAGAACGATAGGCACCAAGTCGCTAATAGTAAGACAATCATCTAATCCCCAAGAGTTTTCTTCATTTTCAATTGTGATGCAATTTCTTGCTTCGTTGCTGAGTTTGCTGTAGGTTTCTCTAAAACCTTCAGGTCCGCGTTGACCACTGATGTGTACATTGATTTTAAAATCTTGAAAAGACTTTCCATATCCCATCCAACGAGCCATGTCAGCGTGATATTCAAATTCTAAAATACTACGCTCCACAATTCCAGGATTAGCACTTGCTAACACACAGAATTGTCCGGGATGGAAACTTAGTCTAACATCCAGTCTACGTGCAGCCTCGCCTACAGGAGCAAAGATTTTTTCGCAATGTGCTTGCACATCAGCCTGTTTCCAAAATGGGATCCAATCCTCGTGTGTATATCCTTGCAGCATTTCACTACCTAACCTCACCATACGCAGATTTGGAGCCAAACTTCCTACTCGCTCAACCATGTTGAGTGCTGCGGTTGCGTTGTGATTCATAATATCCCACTGACGCTGTTCGGCTTCGGCGGCATGTTCACGCAGCCAGCGCATAGTAGTGCTGCGTCCGTTTAGATCTCGATCCACAGCATTTACTTTCATGCCACCACATTCGCTGGGATCATTCAACCATTTACATGCAAAACCAATTCGTTTCATAGTACTCTTTATTAATTACTGAGTACTAATTATACATGAATCTTGCAATTATGTCAAGTTGGTTGGATTATCAACTTTTGATATAGACCACGAACCGTCTAGATTATCCGTCCAGTCTAGAACGTCGCCTTCAACCCATCCTTGCGTGGCCAAAAAGTCATCAGGTAAGGGTAGCAATAGATCGCCAGTTTCTGGATCTTCTTCTACTGTAATTGTCCAAGATGTTGCTGTAGTTGTCATAATTTATTAATAATTACTCATAGTCTATGAGTAATGCTCTTTCCAAAAATTTGTTCTTTATATTCTTTTTTCATAAACATTATATCTACTTGAATTAGCAATTCTTCTGCTTTGTGAATTTCTAGTATATCTATAGGTAAAAAATCCTTTGATTTAAAATATTCCAAATAATCATTTATATTTGGAGACCCTATATTATACTGAGTAATTGGGCATTCGGTATAGATTAATTTTGTTGTATAATAACACTCTCAGCACCTGCTAATATATCAAGTTCTGAACCTTGTGTATCTAATTTAATAAAATCAGGTTTAGGAAGATTATGTTCTGCTATGATTTTATCAAGAGTAGTACATGGTAATTGTGTGCTAGTTATATGATCATAATGTGTTGAATTTTCTTTGTAATAGCTATCTCCTGTGCCATTCCTTGTATAAAATTCAACATATTCTCTTCCAGGATTTGATAATATAGATTGAAAATATTTTAATCCGGTATTCCTTAATTGGTTGGTATGTGCAGCATTTGCTTCAAACATTATAAATTCACTGTTTGGAAAAACATTACCTTTTATTTCTTGGCTCCACACTCCGTTACATGCTCCAATATCATATATGGTATTGATGCTTAACCCAGTGGTTTTTAATTTTGTTAAAAAATCTATTAGTGTTGTCATGCTGATTTCTCACCAAGATTCATAAAATTAAGATAGACACATAAAAAGTAAATTACTGCCCAAATGTAATTGCCTACAACTAGAGATTCAATTCCGCTAACAGTCATCCAGCCAATGATAAACAATGTAATTGGAGTTTGATTACGTTTAAACCATTCTTTAATACTATTCATTTTTTGTTCCTAATCATGTTGATCACTTCCAGTGCTTCTGGAAATTGTTCTTTTGATTTTAATTTTTCTTCAATTAATTCTTCATTTACCTTGCGTAAATCAATGGTAATATAATCAGTAGGATACTGTTGTGACCATTTGATTGTGTATGAGATTTTTTGGTTGTTCATATTACCAGTCCTTAGTAAGTGCATGATGCACTAAAAATTGTTTAAAAGCACAATACACGACCAAACCTTCTTCCTCATCTACTGGAACTTTTTTGCCCCTGACATAAAAACCGTCTTCTGTAATTTTGAGTATTTCAGAGGTGCCGCCTATGATGAATGTAATATTGCGTTCAAACGGCCCAGCAAAAGATATTATGGGATCGGGTAGGGTTGAGTCTTTAAAAGTGTATTGTGTCATAGTTAATAATAACAGCCTTGACTATACAAAGTCAACAAATAATCAATATTATTTTGCCAGTTCAATGTCAAACACCCATTGATCCAAGGTATGCGCTTGTAAGTATTCAAACGGAATCCAAAAGTATCCTGAATCACCCCATTCTAGACCAAAACTGTTTCTAGCCAAAACCATCTGGCGTGATAGATCATATCCCACCAGACACACAGCATGTCCGCCAGGATCAGTTTCGAATTGCTTGGGCATGGATATTACACTGTTTATGGAATTGATGTATTCAAACGTATCAAACACATCCAAGGCCAGCACCACTGGTCTATTGTCGTTCAATGCATCCAGTACCTGATCAGTGCCGATTAGCCTATGGTAATTTTTAATATTTCTATGTAGTGCATCAAGGTAGGCCGCTGCACCAGGCCTTACAGCAAAGTTTTTGATATCATAGGGCCAGATGCTTTCCTGGCAAATTCCATTCTGTCTAACTGCCTTGATACCATCTCTAAGATAAGCGCCACTGTCCACTGCGGGTGTACCTTCGATTAACCGTGCATTGTAGTAGACAAATAATCTACTAAGATCGCAAAATTCTTCTGGAAAATCTTTCTTGAGCAACAACTCGTAGGCACCCACTATGGCATTGCCAACACAACTACCCAGCCTGGACTGTTCCTCTATGGGACTTGCCCACTCTCTCAAATCAACATGATCTCTCAACTGTTTACCAGTAGATTGATAAATTATATCTCTTGAGTCGTATAGATCAGCCCGGACTGGTTGTTGTGAGTTTTTTTTTTGGTTTTAAAAATTCAGATGTTGCCAGTTCCAACATTGACATTCTTTCAGCTAGCATGTCATATCGTTGTTCAAAGCGTTGGCAACACTTGCAAGTGTGCAAGTGTCCATCTAAGTGTTTAAAACATTGACGTCTTAAAAACATAATATTATCTAAATGAGAATTGATCAGGAAATTGTCTAATGATTCCAGTGGCAAATACATCAGCTAATCCTACCTTGCCCATTGTGTTGCCCATGATAACATCATGCTGTGTGTTTTCTGCATCAACTGCTGCTGTGGCATCTTTCTTGATCAATGCAGCGGCCTGTGCCAATAATGCATCAGAATAGTCAGTAAAGATGGCAGTAACTGCGGTTGCTGGCCAAAATTCAGGATTTGCGGTGCTTAGAAATTTGGCAATTGCAGCAATGGTTTCTGCACATTTGGCTTTAGCCGCAGTTGCATCACCGTTGGCTTTTAATATCCCAACATGTGCCGCCGCTGCCAATGCAAAATCTTTTAACAGAGTGGCCAGTTGATCGCCAGCAGCAGTTCCATAATAGATGGCTGCCACTGAACCCAATCTATTGATAGTATCAACTACATCAGTTAATTTTACAGCAGAAGTAGCTTCGTCTTTGGGTTCAACTAGATCAGTGATAAGATTTCTTACCTTGGTCTGTAGTGCAGAAAAATAAGTTCTAGCATCTAGTCTAAACTTGATTGCCTGAGCAAAGTTAACAGCCATTGCTGGTGGTGTTGGTGAGCAATTTTCCATACGGTCCTTGATCTCCGCGGCCATGGGGTGGTCAAAATGTTCTTCCACTATGGTATGAGTAATTTTTTTGTACATTTTATTTTTCCTTTATAGTTAAATGTATTAGATTATGCGCCATTGTCCGGCACGGAATACAACAGTCAAACTGGCTTTAGACCCTAAAGTCTTGGTAAGAGTACTATCTAAAAGTTGTCCAAGTGTGCCAGTTACTGTAGTATTACCAGTAGTTTCATTCTTGACAATATATGTCTTGCCTGTAACACCTGTGGGTAATGTAACAATGGTTGGGTTGGCAGTAACACCAATGTATTCATCGTCGGCTGTGGCCAGGTAAGCCACTGCTGTGCCAGTTGTTTGAATCAATGCAGCGCCACTAGCAGTAATGGTTACTGTACCAGTACTGTTACTAATACTAATATTAGTTCCTGCAACAATACTTGTAACACCTGTATTGTTAATTGTAAATGAAGTTGCAGTGCCAGTTGATACAACATTAGAAAGTCCAATTCCAGGCCCTGCTGTTGGGGTAACCCTGGTAACAACACTGGCACCATTTAGGGTCAAGGTATTGGACACATTGACTGTGCCAAATGTAACTGTGGCTGTAGTTGCTACGCTTTGTGGTATAGATATAACGCTGTTGGCATCAACATCAATGTTGGCTCCAACTTGTACGACACCTAGATCGGTTGTGGTTGCGTCTGGGAATAAGTATGACATTGATTTCTCCTTGTGTTAATGTCGTTTTAGATTGCGCTTAGGTAAATTACTGCACCTTGCAGTCTGGTTGTAGCCTGTATGTCGTCCTGTATTAGACAACTTATGTCATACACTTCATGTGCATTCCATAGGCTTGCTCTAGTTGAATTACCAATCACTGATCCAGTGATAGTAGTTTCTTTTGATTGTGTATTTCCAAAATAAGAAATAATCACGCTACCCACATATCCAGTACTGGTAATACTGGTAAATGGTAAATTACTCAAGGACAATGTCCCTGTACCGCTACCACCAGATTCAACTGTCACTGTAATGTCAAAGTAGCAGGTCACTTGTTGTCCAATTTTGGAATAGTTGGCAGTTGTAGCAATTACTGTGATAGTAGCTGGTGTACTAGAAGTAATACCCGGAGTCCAAGTACCAATGGTAGCACTGCCCCCACCGGTGGTAGATATTACTCCAGCAGCATCAATGGAAATATTAGTGCCGGCTTGAACCAGTCCTACACTTGAAGTAGTTGCTATGGGAAATAAGTATGTCATAATATGTTCCAACGTATATTATCAAACACTAGCATAACGCCAGCATTGGTGTTTAGTGTTTTAGAAGCACTGCCGTCGATGGTGTCTATTCCAGTACCTTGCACCGTGACACTACCTGCGATTTGATTTTTTATATAATACCAGCGCCCCACTACTCCTGGTGGTAGAGTAATGGTTACACCGTTGGCAGTAGCACCTATATACTCGTCAACATCAGTTGCTGTATAATTAACAGCAGTAAGTTTTATATTAAAAAAGTTATTCATAATGTTAATTGGTTAGTGTTAGCCAATTTGAGCCATCCCATACAAATTGAACATGACTGTAATTGCCGTTGATTAGAGCAAATCCAATGCCATTGATTGTTGCACCACCTATGGCAGTGATGGTGATAGGATTGGCCAAAGCATTACCGCTAGAGTCTTTGACGTAAAACGCAGTATTTTTTCCCGTTACTATAGTGGGTAGAATGATAGAGGCAGGGCCAGCTACATTTACCAATATCACTTCGTCTGTATCTAGTACGATGTAAGGTGTTGTAGTAACTAGTTTAATGTTATAATTAATAGCCATTGTGATTCCTTAACTGATTCTGGTCAGTGTGACTTTGGCACTGTAACCAGTGGGGCTGACCGGTGTAGTTCCCGCTGCCAATACTGCCAATGATATAGTGGTATCATTGCTGGTCCAACACATTTGAATATTTGAACCCGCTGCCATGACAAGAGTATAATTACCTGTGACAAAAATTTGACTCAAGGTATTGATTAATTGTAGGGGCTGTGCCGAGCCAGGTAAGTCTACTCCGTTATAGCGTAACCATATGTTAACACCACTGGTTCCTCCACTAGTTTTACTTACAATGATAGTGGACAGTTTGGTATAGACACCAGCATTGACCACAGTTATTTCAGTACCACCACCCGCTAGACTCACATCACTAGCAGGACTCACTGTGTCAAAAGTCACCTTGTTGATGTTACCGGCTACAGGATTGAGTTGATCTATACTGCTGGTCACAAATCCAAAGTTTGATAATCCAGATCCGGTACTACCGGTGTATCCAATAGCACCTTGGCTTCCGGTATATCCGCCTGCTGATCCCGGAATACCTTGACTACCTGTATAACCGTTGCCATTGTTTATAGTACCGTTATTAAAAATGTCATTGCCGTATCCGCCTATGCTATTACCTGCACCACCAGCAACTACTACCACAGGTAGTAGTGGACTAACTCCTTGATTGGATGGTGTTCCTGGTGTAAGTGGGTTAGAATATATACCTAGTGAATTAAACATTTTTAGGTCCTTGTTGATCCATTTTTAATAATTTTGCTATTAACTGTTGAATTCCTGATGTGGATCGATTAGATTCAACTGGTTCTACAACCTCGGGCACCAAAATAACTTCTGTCTCAGGTTCTACAATAGATTCTGGTTCTATCTCTACTTCAATATCATCTATGGCAAGTTTTTCCAAATTTGGTTCAGTATCTGTATCACTTGACTCGGGCACTGGATCTGTGCTAATTTCTGTAACAGTTGGCATTGTTGGTTCTATAAACTTACTGTTATATACCGCCGATAGTTGATCAGATACAGATATTTCACCCCCTGGTGCACTGGCTACATCTAACGGACTTCCGTAATATGCAGCAGCTAGTTGAGCACCAATTGATGGTGGCTCTGGTTCTGGTACCAAAGCAGGTTCCGCATTGGGCGCAACTTCCTCTCCAGGTACCTTATCAAGTAACACAATAGGAGTTGAATATACTTCGTGTATCTTATCTAGATATGTGGCAACCGCAGGAGGAGCCGCCACTGGAATATCTGCGGCTACTGGTGCATTAGCAACAGTTGTAGCATTGTATAATTCTAGAGCCTTGGCAATTATATCTGGCTCTGTAGGAAACGGTTTTAGTAGTGGAGATCCGGGTAGGCTCTTGCTGGCCCTACGAGCAACATCAACTTCAGTAACCCATGTATTATAACCCAGCTTCTGGCAACTGAGATATTCAGCATACAATTGTCTACGAGCAGTTTTAATTAACTCTGCTTTTTGTTGATAATCAGCAATGTTACTCATTTTTAAACCTGTATATTATTGAGAAAGTTTAAGAAATATTGTAATCAAAGACGTTGCTGTTCCTGTGACCACAGTAACAAAAGCACCTATAATAATTTTTTTATTCTCTTTGCTGGTCTGTATGATATCGTCAATGCTTTTTTCAATACGATCAAGGCGATCAGACAACATTCCATAACGTTGACCGCAAAGTAAAACGTGTGTTTTTAAATCAGTGGATTCAACACCACCGCCATCCGATACAGTAGGTATATGTAGTATGCTCATAGTTTACTCCAAAAATAATAGTGGAAACTGTGCAACTATTCCTCTGCTGAGTATATCAGCCAAACTGCTGTAACCTTTGTTGGCATGGTTTGGTATACCGCTTACAGCCACTTTCATTATGTTATCTAGTGCCACGGCATCTGTAGCAAAGTTGTTGGCAACTCTAGCTATGAAATCTTCTGTCCAAAAATTAGTAAGATTAGTAAACATCTCTATCAATAGAACTCTGGGATACTGACTGGGATTTAGCTCGTTTAGATATGTAGCCAAATCATCAATCTGCCTGCTCCAGATTCCTTTGTATACTGCAATGTCTGTTTGCTTGTTTTTAATAGTTTCCACCACTCGCGTTCCATTTAACAACAGTACACCTAGTAAGTTACCTACCTTGGTGCCAGCAGTTATGCCATAATAAGGAATAAAATAATCTCCTATTCCTGCTGCATTTCTACTGAGATTCTTTTCCACAGCTGGTGTGCTGGGCATATTACCAAAACTACTAACTGAATAATTGATCATACCCAATGCATATCTAGTCCATAGAGTTCTTGAATCCATACGAAAAATCAATGTACGTTCATTAATTACCACAGAAGGCAACGGTGTTAATTCGTTAGATAACATAGACATTGATACGGGTTTATCAATCATTCCGACAGGCAGTACTGCCGGATGATCAAAATGCTCTTCAACAATATTGTGTGATATTTTTTTGTACATTTTATTTGTTACCAAATAACTGTTGGTGTAGCAGTTTGTGTAAGTCCAATTACACTACCAGTATTGACTATGCTTTGATTAGCAATAGCACTACCAATAGAATTAATTCCGCCATAACTACCGTAGCCAGAATAGCCACCAAAGCCCCATGTTGGATAACCAACACCATAGCCTGGCTGACCCATGCCCCAACCTCTGTAGAACGGATACATATAACCTGAATACATATTATTCCCCTTGTTAAAAAATAGGCCAACCTTGTGAGTCGGCCTATGTTAAGTTTTACAACCTAGTATGGATAGCCGTAACCACCATACACTAAACCAGGATAGCCGTAGCCCCATCCAGGATAACCCCAGCCGCCTTGGTATGGATAACCAAGTCCTGCTGCCAGATATCCTCTAGGGCTATATCCTCCGTAGACGCCACCCCACCCAAATCTTGATCCATACATAATAGACCTCCTTATGGGTTAGTGATTAGCGAATGCTAGTTGGAGTAGCAGTCTGTGTAGTACCTGTCATGGTACCGGTGTTGACCAAACCTTGGCTAGCAATAGCACTGTTTAGAGCATTAACAGCATTTACGCTGTTTGCGCTTTGTACAGCAGCAACTGCGCCACCATAAGCAAGACCTAAACCAGCATATTGACCATTTAGGCCAGAGAATGCTACATTGGTGTTGATCAAAGCAGTGTTCAAGTTTTGTGTGTTTAAACCGTTGATTAAACCACGAGTCATTTCACCTTGTTCAAAGATTGCACGTTGAGTTGCAGCGGCAGTAGCACCGATAGCAGCATCTGTACGACCAGCAGCAAGCATAGTCTGTAGTGTGCCTTCGGCGACAGATTGCTTTAGGTCAGACAATGCTGTTGCATCGTGCAATGCAACTTGCATAGCGCGGTTGTTGATGTCGTTTGTTTGTGCGACTTGTAGTTTGTAGTTTTCAAAGATTGAATCAGAAACCTTGGTCTTTACATCTTGTACGTTTTGTAGCAAAGAGAAGAAAGGATCAGTTGTTAACATATCAGCCATTTTATTTTTCCTTAAAGTAAAAATGCCAGGACTGTTGCCACTGTGCAAAGCCCTAGGTGTAACTTGTACAAATAAAAACCATTTTTATTTGTGTTACACTATTACTTAAAATTTTTGAATCAAAAAAATTCTGTGCATCAGTTGTATCAGTGCTTGAGTATTAGACCAAATTTACGGCCAAAAAAAACACCCCCTAAGGAGTGTTTTTAATTTGGTAACGGATTAACCGCCAATGCTTGTAGATGTGGTAGATTGTACAGTACCGGTTGATACACCAGTATTAACAAAACGTTGACCAGTTACAGAACTTTTGGTTGCATTTATTGCGCTAACACTATTAGCACTTTGGTAAGCACCAACGGCTCCACCGTAAGCAAGACCTAGATCAGAATACTGACTATTCATTCCATCAAATGCAACATTGGTGTTGATTAGAGCAGTATTCAAGTTGATTGTGTTCAATTCATTTACTAGATTACGTGTGAACTCACCTTGTCTAGCAACATCACGTTGTGTTACAGCAGCAGTTGCACCAATAGCAGCATCAGTGCGTTGAGCAGCCAACATTGTTTCTAATGTACCTTTAGAGGCAGCGGCCTTTAGGTCAGCTAATGCCGTAGCATCATGTAATGCAACTTGCATAGCACGATTGTTAATATCGTTTGCTTGAGCAACTTGTAATTTGTAGTTTTCAAAAACGCTATCCGCTACTTTTTCTTTAACACCCTGTACGTTTTGTAACAATGAAAAGAACGCATTGGTTCCTGTTGATAATTCAGCCATTTTATTTTTCCTCGAGTAAAAATTAGTAACGGCAAACAGAACCCATTTCTATTTGTGTTACACTATTACTTAAAATTTATTCAGGAAAGATAGTCTGTGCATTAGTACGATCACAACAACAGTATTAGACTTTAAAATTTGAGGATGCAGTCAAGGCCAATTGCGTTCTATTGCGAACTCCATAAGCCTTCATTACAGCACTGACATGAATTTTAACTGTGCTTTCGGAGATCTTTAACATCTTGGCCACACCCTTGTTACTCAATCCACGTTTGCACACCAGTTCCATTACTTCTAATTGTCTAGCAGTTAGTCGGATACCTTGTGTATTTGTTTTAACTTTTTTAACAGCACCGGGTAATTGATCAATGATGTCTTTTGGCCAATACTGATTGCCACTTAATATAGACACCACTGCTGATACGCCAACTTCTGCTCCCCAGAATTCACTACTAGGAACTATGCCGCGTATATCCAATTTACGTAGCTCTTTGATTCTAGCATGTGTAGTATCATTATCTATCACTGCTGCAATATTGATTTGTTTACCAATAGTAAATCGACTCATGGAAGAAATTAGATCATAAATTTCGTTAGGACTTATTACGTGATTATCAAGAATCTTACAGTGAAATAATATTAGATTAGTTTCTTGAGTTAAAGTGTCAGAAAACTGCCCCCAACAACTACAAAAATCAATATGATAATATATATTGGTCCTTACCTGTTGCAAAATATCTTCGACAAGTTGATTGTCTTTCTTGAATCTTAATGCAATTACTCTTGGAATAGTTAAATTGTTATTATCAGATTGATGCATGATAATTGCCTCTTGTTTATATTACTTAATATGTATAGTACTATCTACTGTCAAGCATTTGTAGTAGTAGTACTTCAGTAATATGATGCAATTTTACGGGCATTATATCTTCTGAATTAGTATGTTACTAATTGTATAGTCAATTGCTATTGTGATCAATTGAGTCTGGTCAAAAAATACAGTAAATTTTACTACTAATTTGACCAGACTTGGTTATATGTTATTTTTAAAATATTCAATGGTTTTTAACAATCCTTGTTTTAAATCAATCGCAGGTTGCCACGCTAACAATTGTTGAGCCCGAGTGATGTCGGGTCTACGTTGAGTTGGATCATCTTTAGGCAAGGGCATATGAACAATCTGACTCTTACTACCAGTAAGTTGGATTACCTGTTCAGCCAATTCCAACATGGTGAACTCTCCCGGATTACCAATGTTGACAGGCCCAGTTATAGTATCATCTGTAGCCATGAGTGCCATCATTCCATCTAACAAATCATCAACATAGCAGAAACTACGTGTCTGAAGGCCAGTACCGTATACTGTAATATCTTGGCCTTTTAACGCCTGAATAATGAAATTGCTAACAACTCTGCCGTCATTTTCCGCCATTCTAGGACCATAAGTGTTGAAAATGCGCATGATTTTAATGCGTACATCATGCACACGATTATAGTCTACAAACAGAGTTTCCGCTGCACGTTTGCCTTCATCGTAACAACTACGAATACCAATTGGGTTCACATGACCCCAATATTGTTCTGGCTGTGGATGCACGGCTGGATCACCATAGACTTCGCTAGTACTGGCCTGTAAGATTTTAGCACCAGTACGCTTGGCCAAGCCCAACATATTGAAAGCACCAATTACTGATGTTTTCATTGTTTGAATTGGATCATGTTGGTAATGTTGTGGACTTGCTGGACAGGCTAGATTATATATCTCGTCCACTTCAACATAGAGCGGAATGCAGATGTCTTGACTAATTACTTCAAAGTTTTTACTATCAAGTAGGTGTGCAATATTCCGCTTGCTGCCTGTGAAGTAATTGTCGACTGCGATAACTGAGTTTCCGTCTTTCAACAATCTTTCGCAGAGATGGCTACCTAAGAATCCTGCTCCCCCAGTTACTAATATTTGTTTCATAATATCCTTTTTATTATATCATATATTATATTCAAATAGCCGAAAAGTCAATAAGAATATAAATATTGGTGTAGTTCGCGAGCCCATTACCTCTCCAACTACTCTAACAGTTTATAAGGAACTATCAGCATGACTATTTACAAGTTGTATGTTAAGACACATAATAAAACAGGTTTAAAATATCTGGGATTCACTAAATCAGAAGATCCACATAAGTATACAGGATCTGGAGAATATTGGATCCCGCATCTCAAAATTCACGGAAGAGATTATACAACAGAAATAATTCGAGAATGCTACTCTAAAAAAGAAGTCAAAGAGTGGGGGTTGTATTATAGTAATCTTTGGGATATTATAAATGCTAAACATCAAAATGGTAAAAAAATATGGGCAAATCTTAAACCGGAATCTGGCGAAGGAGGCTGTACTACAGAGGCCGCCAAAAAACAACAGATAACTAAAAAATTAAGAGGAACAGATAAAATTGGTGCTCAAAAAGGTGTAGATACTAAGAGAAAAAATGGAATACCTTTAGCAACATCAGAATCGGCAGCAAAATCTTTAGCTACTAAACGAGAAATAGGATCTGACAAAAATATGTCAAAAACTTGGAAAATAGTAAATCCTGATGGTGATGTTTTTATCGTTAAAAATCTAAAAACATTTTGTCAAGAAAATAATCTGCATGATTCAAATATGATTAAAGTGGCCTACAATAGGCAATCAAACCATAAAGGATGGATGTGTTATCCTTTAGAATCAAAAAGAAATCAATAGCCAGCACTACCTGTAACTAATACTTTTTTCATTCTGGAACCTTAATAAGTTCTGGGCTGTATTGTTGCAAGGTACTACTAAAACCTGCATTCTTATCATTCTCAAGACGTGCAGTTCTAGCACGTAGTTCACTTGAACTGTAATTGTGTTGACGTTTGTGATAATGTAATTCAATACCATTGTTCATACACCATTGTTTGCCCGTAAAATCTCTATTCAAATACTCGTCACTTAAGAAGCGTATGTGAATAGTTTGAGTTTGTAGTAGTTGTAAGAGATCATATTCTGTTTCATAGATAAGAATTTCATCTACATATTTGCAAGCCTGCAATTGCACATGACGTTCATATGCGCTTTGCACAGGCCTGTTCTTGATACCGGGTCTATCAATGGTGGGATCAATCTGTAATGCCACAATAAGGTAATCACATAACTGTTTTTCCATTTTGAGCATGGTAACATGCCCTGCGTGTAGTAGGTCAAAGCTGCTACAATTAAATCCAATTTTCATTTTTTATCCTTCGTATATTGCAGAATTGGCACCATGCTCAGCACACTCAACTCGAACACAATAGCATCGATTGTTGGTGTGATTTCTGATCAATTGATCAGCAAAATTGAATGCGTGTTCGGCAAACTTCTCTGCACCTACTCCGTCAAATATTCTAATCTCTGCTAGATCCAATGCTTGTAATTCTTGAAACTTGGCCAGATAAGGATCATTGCGATCTAGGGCCAACTTGTGATCAAAGTGATCTTCTAACCAGGCCTTGAGTGGTTTGAGTCCGCCAAAGTCCACCGCCCAGTTTTTGTTGTCTAATTGATCACAACCAAATGTAAATGTAAATGCTAGACTGTAGCCGTGCAACAAATGACAGTGGCTGTGATCTGCGTTGGGTTGTCTAAATACCGCACTTAGACCAATGTTGTGTCCGTAATGCTTGGTTGAATAGTATTTTGCCATGCTTGTTCTCCTATGTTATTATAGCATAGGCAGCAGAATTTATATAGCGGGAGTGATGCCAAAGACCGCTGTATATAATTATACAGAGTTTACGGCCAATGTCAATAGTTTTGGGCAACTATTTTTTAATTAATTGTTTTAATTCAACAAGGTCTTTAGTAATCTCTTTTAAGATTTGAATTTCAACAGATCTATAAGAGATAAGTTTGTTGATTAATATCATGGTCCAGTACCACCAGCTTACTGTAACAGATATAACAATTATACTTATGATGCGTAATACATTGATATTATGAAGTTGTACTAGGCTATCCCAAGTGAAAAAAACTATTCCCAAAAAGATAACAAAGAATGCACTTAGCACAAGCCAAATGATTCTTTGTATATTTAATTTTTTTAACCTAGCTACCTGGTGAATAAATATTTCTGTCATTGGCTCTCCTTGTCATAATATTTAATCACGTTTTCATTAAAGTTCTATCAGTAGTTTAAGCCCTTTGCTCAACAATCTTGTCGCACAAGCCATAGGCCAAGGCTTCTTGAGAACTCATGAACGTATCACGGTCCATGTCCTTTTCAAACTCAGCATAGGTTTTACCTGCTGTATTATGTTTAACATATAGCTCAGTAAGCATGATCTTCATTTTTGTGATCTCTTGATATTGGATAGCAATATCACTCTGCATACCGCGACTACCACCGCTGGGCTGATGAATCATATGACGTGCATAGGGCAACATATAACGCTTGCCCGCAGTGCCTGCCTGGGCAAGGAAACTGCCCATGCTACAGGCCTGTCCCATGACATAGGTGCATACATCGGGTTTGACAAACTGCATAACATCATAGATGGCCATGCCTGAAGTAATTACACCACCTGGGCTATTGATGTAGAAGTGAATATCCTTTTCGCTGTCTGAACTTTCTAGATGCAGCAACTGTGCCACAATCAGATTGCTGCTATGATCATCTACAGCACCATTTAGAAAAACGATACGTTCATTCAGCAGTCTTGAAAAGATGTCAAATGCACGTTCACCTTGACCTGTCTTCTCTACTACCATTGGTACAAGTCCTGACATATTATTTTCCTTCCTTTACCGGTTCATATGTGGCTTCAAAGATATCAGGTTTAACTGGATAGTACTCACCTAGTACACCTTTAACAATCCAATCACCTTCTGTGGCAATATGTTTAACAGTTAAATGTTCACCGTCCTCCAGTGTGCGTATTTCTGCTTCTCCAACTGCTTTTGGATGACGTAGTTTATTGGTACTGCCTAGGGCATCGCCGCAAAACTCTTTTAACTTTTCAATCCCACTGGCAGAGTATTCAAACTGAATAGCATCTACTACTACTGGCTTTTTACGAAATTTCATTTTATTTTCCTTATCGATATTCTTTATCTACTTTGATGCCAGTTAAGGCAGCCACCACTTGAAAATTGTCCCAAGCAATCTTTGCAGAGGGATTACGCTCTAGCTCGCTATCAGGCAAGCAGGTCTCCAACCAGTATTCGGGACGTCGAGAAGGATTTGCTCCAAACTTGCGGGGCTGATGCAACTTACCCTGTTCCCACAATGACACACTAACATCACGGAACTTGGCTTCGTCTTCTTTGCTGCCATAGGCATAATTGCTCCACTCAGCATGAGTCATACCACCATAAACATATCCGTCCCAAATGCCTGCCCATTGTTTGTCATCGTTGGGATCAAAGTTGGTGCGGGCAATAACTACCAACACATCATCAATGTCTACTCGTCCTTCAACAATGTCTAATACACATCGGCTGTAGCTAAGTCCAATTTTCATTTGTACACCTTTAAAATTACAACATCTTCGCTAACACGCCCATTGAGCAAAGTCTCTGTGGTCTTGACACTCTTGGCAAACCATGCTTCTGAACGTTTTTGTGTGTTCTGCTCTTTGAACTCTTTCAATTGCTCTGCTGGTTTACGCAAAGTTTTTTGTGTTGACTTTTCAGTAAACTCAGTAATGCTACTATTCTTAACTGCCAATCCAGAACTGGTCTTGGCAATGTAGTATCCAAGTTTTCGAGTCTTGGTATTGTAGACCACAAGTGTTTGAGCACCAATGATAGTTGCCGGAGGCACTGAAGTAATACCCATCTTGGTGTCACTCAGCATGAACTTGAGTTTCTTGACTTGATCTTCTGCAGGTTTGATCTTGGCAGCACGGGGTTTCTTCAAAACTTTGGCTTCAGCAATAATTTGCTCACAAGCCACCATGATGCTTTCATAAAAGTCAATCAACTTCTTAACATGCTTGCGTGGCAGGTGTTTGTATGCTTCACGCAATTGGTCATCAGCCTCACCACTTGCCAGGGTCAACAGTTCAGTTTGTCCCGACACAAAGAAACTCTTGATGTAGCGAGCCTGTGCTGCCTTAGCACCTTTGCCACGCAACAGACTAACCATTTTAAATGCCTTAGGGTCAAATGACTCTGGATCCATGATCCATGAATCAATAGCATAGTCAATTTCTTCACTCATGATACCTGCTTGTTCACGGATACGATCTTGAATGTTCATAACAGGTGCTGTGACCTTTGTTGCCTTGACTGTTTCAACTTCTTCAATATCAAAACGTCCCTGCTTGACTGCTTCGGCAATTTGCTCTTTTAACCAGTCTGCGGCACTACGATTGCCGTTGAATCCCTGCTTGACTTCGGGCATGCCACGCAACAAACAGGCTGCAATAGAGCCCATGGTCAAGTTACAACGCCAGTCTTTGGTCTTCTTAAATTCTGCAATTTGGTCACGAGCATAACCATTGCGACCCATCCAGTCAATGACCTTGGGTTTCAAATCTTTGGCACTGGTTTCCAAGCGGTAGTATTTCAATGCTTCACGGAACATTGTTGCATATTCAGTAGCCGACCAGGATTCTGCGCCGTCCCACTTTGGGCTCAGATCGCGCTTGGCATTTTCACGAATGCTCTGACTAGTCACGCGAGTGGTCTTCTTTGGTACCGCTTTAACTGCGGGTTTAGCCTTAATTTTGATTCCTGCTACTGTTGCCATATATTACTCCTAGTGTTGCTGCGTCTAAGTACTAATTATACAGCATTTCTGGACAGTTGTCAAGTCTCGGTTTTACCAATTTCTATATAATCGCAGTATTTGAGCAGAAACATTGTGCGTTTTGGCTCATCATAGAAGTCCAAATGCATATAAGTTTCATGATACATTATACCATATCCTAAATTTTTACTTTCAGCATTTCTATGAAACCACTCTTCGTGCTGTCTGGTAGTAAATCCCAGAACTCTTTTCATCTTACTGCGGATCAGTAACACGCTAGGCGGGTACTTTTCTTGAATGAGACCATGGATGGTGTCCCAAGATTTCATAGTTAGAATTAACTGTTTGCTCATGTCATCTGCTCAAAATCACCTTCACGGAAGATCCAACCTAGTTTCTTTAGGTCTGCTTTGATCTCATCAGTGATCATGCCTTCGCCTACAAAGGCTTGACCTTCTTTGTAGTAAGTTTGCTGTTCCTGTGTCAAGCCTTCCCATTCGCCAGGTTCTAATGGTTCAAGATTCCTAATACCTGAGCAGTACCAATCAATATAATCACCTTCTCCACGCATGTCTGCCACAATGCCGCCGGCATATCTCCAGCTGGCACTCCAGCGATCATCCTTGAGTATAGGCCAAACTTCTAGTTTTTGGAAATCATTATTGCACATGGCAGCATATAGATGTTGAGCATAGACACGACT